TCTTCTTGAAATTGACCTGTTTTATTAAAGTAAATTTGAAGAGCACTAGACCAAGGGTTTACTCCACAAATTGCACCTACATCAGACCCGCCAATACCGCGTGTACGAGCTGCAAGCCATGCTTCTTCATTTTCAGATTGTACCGCTGTAGATGATACAGTACAATAACCCTCTAATTGTGCTAAATTAAGCATACTACCTCCCAGCTATTAATGCTATTATAATTGCTACAATAATTGCAATTATCCAAGCACCTATGATAAATAGTATTGGCCCCCAGATAGCATACCAAGGCCACTGTAATATATTCGCCCAATTAAGGCATTGCGTTACAATACCCCAAAGCATACATAAAGAACTAATACCTATACTACTTGTTGTCCTAGTATCCATAAAGCTCCTTACATTTCATGGTTCATCTCCTCTTGTGTATATGGCTTTGCTTGTATAGATTTAAAGAAAGTAGCTCCAGTAGCAGTTAACTTATACCCAAATTTGCCTTTATCAGATGCTAAATTATTTGCAACCATAAAATGCAGCAGCTGTGTAATAGTGTAACTATCTGTATTAGTTTGTACACAAGCTTCTCGCTCTGTAAACCAATCCATACGTAGAATACCCTCTACAGCCACATTATGGTCTAACAAAGGTACAGTTAAGAAATCTCTGCGTAAATCGCGCATACGATCATCTGACGTATCAGTCTTTGCAAATTCTTTCTTAGACAATTTATCATACTGTAGCGCTGGAGCGTCATATACTGACTGCAGAAAATCTACAACAAACTTCACATGCTCAGGCTTAACATAAATAGACTCGTATGTCTCATCAGTAGAGCCTGTACGGGCCGCGGCGGCAATGGATAACCGTGCTAATTTTAAACGCATATCCGACGGTTCTGCCAAAGGTACTGCAGAAGAATACTTTGTAGATAATTTTATTGCTTGCTGCAGTATTTCTTGGGTGGCCTCATCAGTAATAACGATTTGTTCCGGTGTACGTGACCAGGCCCACATAACAACTTTGTTACATACCTCTGACGTATATACATGTGAGACTTCACGCATTTTGCTGTAGTCTGAGTTGATAAGCTCTGCTGTAACTTCTCCAGAAGCAACACCAACTGCGATGTCCAGTCTTCTAACATCTTCAGCAGTTCCGAAAAGCTTAAGGATAGCTTGGACACCATATGTTTCAGACGCGAGAGGTCTTCCGGATCGAGGATTGCTAATATATATTGCTCTTGTTCTTGCTGAGGTTTCATCATTTACTACCGCCTTTACACGGCAAACTCCAGAAGACCTGATTTCTGATAAGCTTGCAATGTCTTGTTCTGACATACCTGAGAACTCATCAACAGCGATGAGTCCACCGTCATTAAGTGGGAACGCACCCCAGATAAGAAACCAACTATTTCCAGTCTGCTGCATGTTGTATGTAAGACCCGTGCGCTTAGAGGATTCGCCTGAAAGCATCTCCCCAAGGTTGTAGTGTCGCATAAGCTGTTCCACAACTGTAGATTTGGCTTGGCCAGAGTCACCGATAAGTAAGCACTCTCCCCAACCACGTTTGATGAATTGACCTTGGAAATAGAAATGTAAAGGAGTGTGATATATAAGGTCAACAGCAATTGCGACAGATCGCCGATCCCAGACTCTCGTAATGTTGTACTCGAGGTCCGCATGTATCTCTTCAAACTTATCACCTACAGACTGTCCTGGCTTACATTTAAATAAATCAATTGCTTGTTTAACTTCACCATCTACATGGAAGTCTGTTACTGCGTCGTGCTCAGGGTACGCTTTATCAAATATAAAAGTTGCTCGTTGGTTTTTAGGATGATGGTGCATATATCCAGTCAATGTATAGCGCTTATTAGAGCGTAGATTCCTTCCCATATAGTAGCCCATACGAACTACATGTTCCTGTTCTTTATCAAATGAAAATGTAGTGTCAGCAATAGGTACCATACGAACCTCTTCAAGATTACCATATGATACTATTTCAACTTGATAATTACGGCACTTAACAGGAAGCTTTAAGTCTTTATTTACAACATTAAACTGCACTTCATCTGTGCACTCGATAAGACTTAACGGAATATTCGTATCAGCTTTGTAGATACGCTCCAGTGGCCCTTCACTTAATGGACAATAATTACACATTTTATTATCTTTATCTTGAGACAAGCATTGTGCAAATACTTTATAAGGAAAGACACTACTGGTATTAGACTTGCCACTTACCATAACAGACATCTTAATGCGCTTGCCAGTAAATGCAGCATCTACAGATTGTACAAGAGTTGTCTCTATAGCGTTGGTGTCGTCGACCTCTTCAGCATCTTCAATAGCAGTAGTAGCAGAAGAAGCATTTGTAGCTATCAGCTTATTAAAATCTTCCTTAGTCTTACCAGAAGTAAAATAATCAGTCAAGTCACCCTTAACCGGAAAGCCATCAGGCCACTGTAAAACTCTAACTTCGCATACACCAGTAAGTCTACGTAGTAGTTTAGCAGAAGCAGAAATACCTGCAGAATCATTATCATAACAGGCATAAACTCTTTGTACATTTTTGAATAAAGGCGTCCAGCTACGATCCCATGAACCTGCTCCTGCTGTACTAGTAACTGCTGGGATGCCATTCGCTTCACAAATTAAGCGATCGAGCTCACCTTCTGCGACTACCAAAGCTTTTATTGGCTGCATTAAATTTTCAATACCATACAGCCGAACTTTACCAAAAGTATTACCGTTTTCATCCCGGTAATTAATCACCTTTTGCCGGTCATCTACAGGCATACGAGTATACAACCGAATGTTGACTAGATTATACATCTCATCATAGATTGGAATGCTGTAGCGTTCACCATTCCAACCTATTTGGTATTGCTTAATAATATCTAACGTCAAGCCTCGTTTAGTAAGCAAAAAGTCTAGTGTATTACCACCAAGAGATAACAAATCATTATGCCACCTAATGGCAACTTCTGGGTCTATAACGTCTGTATAAAGCTCTTCACCGTCGGGCCTAGCTAGTCCTAAAGCATCTCCAAAAAAGAACCAGGCCTCTTTTGACGATTTATGGTACTTAGTTCTGTAGTAAGTATGGATATTGCCTTTAGAGTGACATGTATTGCAATAGTAAACGCCCGACTCTAAATTAACAGTAAAACTAGGTGAATTATCTACGCCTCCTTCATGCAGCTCAGGAAACGGACACCTAGTTTTATATTCAGCATCGCCATGTCTTGTACCGTCGGGCAATTCATCTAGAAAGAATGCCTCAACATCTACAGACTCAAGTATTTTATTGCGATATTCTGACCATTTCAACGTTGAGTCCTCATCTATCAATAGGTCGGGGCGGCGCTGTAACACACCGCCCCTGCGTTACTAAAACTCGCTCTTGTCGTCGTCGACTACTTCAACGGTGCCCTCAACGGCGCCCTTCTGTTCGTCCATATCGTAACGAATAGACGTAACAGTGGACGCAAACTGGTCGAACAGTTCCTTCGCAATCGCCCGAGTTTCGTCAGAGGTCTGACCTGCATTGCGAGGGTCAATTACAAACCAATCGTTGCCGTTCTTATGACGCTCGACTGAAGCGAGTGTGTAACCAAAATTCCAGATATGTTGCCGCGTGACTCTGGCCATACTATACATCTTTTTACCCTCAGCCATATTAGTTTTAGAGAAGCTGAGAATAATAGGCATATACTCACCCTCAAAAAAGCCAAGGAAATTAATGTACTTCGTACAAACCGGAATGGCCTCACGACCCTTCTTAGTATTATCAAACTCACACTTACGGCACTGGGCACAATAGAGAACACGCCCATCCTCATATTGACCTGTTTTGCCGTCGGCGGACCTACAGATGATTCCACCTCCATCTCTGCGATCACGCCAATAAACATTATTGTTAAACTTGCAAACTGGGATAAACGTCTTATCCGTTAGGTCCTCTGTAGTTAAAGAATTGAAAATACTGCCAATCTTAACGGACCCATCTTTTACCTCAGGACTCAAGGCCTGCGCAACCTTGATACGAGGAATTAGCATATCTTCTGCATCATCCTCGCCGAAGCCCAAAGGCATCTCTGTCGTTTGTGCCAACGCAGTTTCTTCTTTCTTCATAATCTCGTCCATTATTGCCTACTTTCTACTCACTGCATAAGACCCTATGTCTTACACGACTAATATTATTATACCACAAAGGGTATATCAAGAATCAAAGTTCGAGCATTGCCCGCCACTGAGCTGCTTCATAATTCTCTACACACAAATTAGCAGCAGCATCAACTGTTACATTCATTGCAGCAAACTTTTGTAATAGTGATAAATCAGGCTTAAAGCCATTATTGGTATCTGATAAAACTAATGCGTGTTCCAGCTTATCTTCTTTAATAGTTTTATTATCACGTACCCAAGCATAAAGAGAATAACCAGTAACATCTGCATACATAAGGTCATGGTACTTCTTCATACCTACAGATAACAAATGGCCTTTAATGTGGAACATTGTTACGTACTCTTGTATAGATTTGTAGATTGACCAGATTTGCTCCCAAAGGTCTTGATTCTTAACTGGAGTGCCTTCAGCTGTGCACCACCCATTAACCTTCCACCGTTCAACCCACTCTTTAGTTACGGTATTAAACAGATACTCAGAATCAGTAATAACTACAGCGTCAGATGGGTGCCCAGCAATATTCTCCATTGCGAGCAACAAACCCTGTAGCTCTCCACGCTGAGACGTAGATTCTGTTTCATGGGAAGAAACTACAAACCCTTGCTCCGTACCATTATCCTCTATAAGTATAAAGCATGCTCCAGAAGATATACAGTCAGGCTTTCCATTCCGTCTACACGCACCATCTATAGCGATTGTCTTCATAAACACAATTTTCTCCTTGAGGTTAGAATTTAGCGCTTGTGAAACCTTGTAGAAAATATTTTTAGCTCTAACCCTTAGTATGTACTAGGGTATGGTGCACACACTTTCTACTCAACGAATAATTTTTTGCTATCTGCTTCAATCCATCTCTTAAATATAGGGCAGTTAAGAGACGTAAGCCCTTGCTTATTAGTAGACTCACCAAACGACTCAACCTCAAATAGCATACCATCGTATTTATCTTGATTTTGCCAAATCTCCCATCGCTGAGCATCAGTAAACCCGCTACCGACCTGTAGATAGTTATCTTTATACATTGTTAAAATAGAGCCCAGCATACCTTCATATTTATTCGTACCTTCTACAAAGCCCTCCGCCCTAAGACGATAGCTCATAGTCTTTTTCATCTTGACCAGGTCTTTAGTGCGCTTAGAGACATATCCGGCATTTGGTGCATTCAACATAACACCCTCACGCCCCTGGCTCCATAGTGCGGAAACTACGGGTTCAATATCCTCCATAGTATATGCTACCTCAAGAATAGGCACTGACCTAATTAAATCATAGTGAGCACCAGTGTCACGATTAGCCATATAGATGGGCCATGCTCGTTCATCCTCTATAAGCTTTCCACCAGAAGGATCTTGCAAAGTTGCAGCCAATAAAATCTTGCGCTCACGACTTCCTGCAGTATGCCCTTGAGATAAAAATTCATGCACTGGCACCATATCAAAAATATTAAAGGTAAGGCCAGTCTTCTTGCCCTTACGATTTGCCAATGAATTAGTTGCTTGACGCTGGGCAATACTATCTACGAACTCACCCTTAGCTAAGAGCTCGCCATCATACATGTAGTTATCAGGCAGTGCCGCGGCTTCTTGCTCAAGTTCTACAAGACCCTCATCTAAATGACCAGACCGTGAATAAAACTTCACTTGACCATTTTGCTTAATCATAATGCGGCGAACGCCATCAAGTTTCTCCGTCACAATATACGGCCACTTCTGTTTAGATTCAGCAATTTTATCCAGTGGCGTACCAAGCATGCAGCTAATTTTAGGTATAAAATCAGCGCCAAACACTTTATTAAGTGTCGTGACGCTTACACCAATTTGTAGATTTTGAGTTATTATTCCACGAGCCAACCAACGCTCTTCAGGGGTGCGGAGGCGATGCATCCAAGTATTTACAATACCGCATGTCTCAGCATCTCCAGTAGGATGAGCTACAAGATAGTCCATTACTTCTTGAGGGTCCATTGGTACCGGGTAATCTTTATACAACGGCGCTTTATCAAGCTTCGCATCTGAAATACCCGTTTTAAAGTATGGATTATAAATAAACTTTAAAATAGCACGTGCTTCTGCTGTATAACATTCAGTCTCTAATATTTCCTGTTTTTCAAGAGTACTACTGGTCTGTCGAATTGATAGCAGACTCAAGGCTGTATCCAACATTTATAAGCTCCTTTTTAATTAAGTTCTTTACTTGGCTAATTGTTTGCGACACATAAGATTGACTACAGCCTACTTCATCTGCAATTGCTGTGGCACTCATCTTGCTACTTACCCAGGTAATTGCTATTTGTCTCTTTTTACCTTTTAGCTTTTTTAGTGCTTCATCTACTGCTTCTTGCACGATCAAGTATTGTTCCGTAGGCTCGGGCTTCTCTATTTCAGCGTCGCCGCGCCCAAGCTCATGTTGTAAGTCTTCTAAGAATACTTCATTATCTGATACCTCCTTTTGTGCCCTAAACATATCCCAAATAGCATTTCTAATACACGCTACAGCGTAAGTGCTAAACTTTACATTTTTAGACTCGTCAAAAGTCTCAATAGCACGCCATAAAGCCTCATATCCTACTGAAATAGCTTCATCAGAGTACTTACAATTTAACAAATCTAGCGTATAGTATACAAGGCCTTCATTTTTGATAATAAGTTGTTCAGTAGTATCTTGCTTCATCACATAAGTCTTCAACTTCTGCTATTGTTCTACAGATGCCGCCAACGCCTCCGTATGCTTGAACTTTTTCAATAAACTCTATTTGATGCTTAGACGGTTTGCCATCTTTATCTTTTAGTTCTGCGCATACTAAACGACCTTGTACTAAAATAAATAAGTCTGAGTATCCTCTATGGTAGCCGTCAGTAATACGAATAGGGAAGTAACCCTGTTCATAACACCAATCAATGGTGTCTTTAAGTAAAGATGCCTCATCATCATATTGTCGCATCTTATCTTTAAAAGAAAGGTTTACCTCCTGCACAAATAACGATTCTAAACTAGTCATAATCAACTGCCTTCAAATGATCGAGTATTGCATAACTTGCTTCTTGTTTGCCTATTAACACCTCCCTATATAACGGTATATCTACAGTACCTTTCGCCATCATAATATAGTATATACATTCATATGGCTGAATAGATTTATCTCCGTAGATTCTATCCATGGACTGCTTAAATAATTCGTAGCTCCAGTTTAAACTAAAATAAATGCAAATATGGCAATTTGTAAGCGTTAAACCTTTATCAGCAGATGCTGGATTAGCTACTAAATATTGTACCTTGCCTTCTTTAAAAGCTTTGATGTTCTCTATTTTTTGAGCAGCAGAAGTTTCACCGTACACTGTAACGCATGCTGCACCTAACATTAATTTAATGTACTCAAACTCTACATGATAATTAGCCCAAATAAGAACCTGCTCATCACCTATATTTTCAAGTAGTCGCCACAATTCTTGAAATCTATAGTCAGACAACATATAAACTTCTTGTTCATAAGATGATTCACCGTGTTTACGGGCAAGCTTATTATTAAAGATTGCCTCAGTATTCATAATAAAACCTGATGAAATTTGATTCAATTTATTTAACTTAGTTGCTGCACTTGGTGCCAATACAGCAACATCGCCAATTTCAGTAGCAAGCTCAGATTTCATCTTTTTATAATGCTCGCGTAGCTCTTTTGGCATTTGCATTTCATACTCAATAAATTTACGACCAGGCGTATTCAGCACATCTTCCTTATCTGTATATATTGCATAATGGCTGATAAGCTCTTCTAATTCTTCTTTCATATCTGGCCTAAGCACCAATTGCTCAAATCGAACATCTCGTGCAAGATTCAAAAAATACTTATTTTTAAATTGTGCAAAAGACTGTTGAATGCCGTAGTAGTCAATAGATTGAATTTGTCGATAATATTCATGAGCACCGTTTGGCGCAGGAGTGCCACTGAGCAAATACAATCTATCACAAGTTCTGCTAAATTCGACGATTGCTTTTGAAAATTTACTGCTCTTATTTTTCATTGAAGATGATTCATCAATTATCATACGAGTAATATCTTTAAAGTACTCTTGATAATTAACAAAACTTTCTGTATTTATTAAGTATACATTGGCTTCTTCATTAATTTTTTCAAGCCGCTTTTTCTTAGTAGTTGCATGACAAATGCTAATCTTAATATCAGGTGCAAACTTTGCAAAGTCCTCGCCCCATGCAAGTTCAAGGAGAGTAAGTGGTGCAACTACAAGCCACTTATGTTCCGGATTAGCTCGTAAATCATCTAAAATAATAGAAATACTCGTAGGTGTTTTACCGGTACGAGTATCATAATAAAAAGCAAATTTTGGGTATATTTGTGCAATCTCACGGGCAAGCTCTTGATGAGGTCGTAAAGTAAGCGAAGAAGTAATAATAGGGTTTTGTTGCGGCCCTAAAAGCTTAAGGAGGCTCATACGTTTACGCTTCTCTACGACCTCATCAAAAGCTGCTCGTACAGGAGCAGGTAAAGCATTAATATCTTTTTCAAAAACTTGAAGAACTTCTGGGAGTTTATGCCTGCTAAAATAGTATACAGTACGAGAACGATTAAAATGAAAAGGTTCTAGCATCTGTACATCTACAGGAAGACTGTCTCCCTGTAGTTCAACTTTAATGCAATCTTTACATAGGAACATTTTCATCTTCAAACAGTCCTATCGGGGCATTGACTTCTTCAAATAATGTCGTACCATTACGTTGAGCAAGCTCTTCAGCTACGCGATTAACTCTTTTAGTAGCGTCTAATAGCTTCTTCTCATCACCACGTGCCTGCGCTTTATATAACATCGATCGAGCATTTACCAACTCACGTTTTAGCTGCTCATATGTCATCTGCTCTAGCGGTATATTGGCAAGGCGAGTTTTCTTAGTCGTAGCTACTGCTGGCTGCTCTACATTGATAATAAATTTATCCCCTGCATGCAACCCATGAGGAACTTCAACTTCAACTTGAAATGTACGACCCATTAATACCTCCAAATAAATAATATTTATTATAACATAAAAATACGCCGTTGTAAATACAAAAGTTTTAGGAAACTCTTAAATATTTACAACGGCTTTTATTAGCGCGAATTACGACGTTTTTATGTATAAAGTAGTTCCAGATGTGTATATTCGAAAAGTAGTAATATCAGTAGTACCCGTACCAGAATCATAAATATGTATAGGCAAGTCAGTAGTCTCTATAGCTCTAAACGATGCTTCACCTTTTGCACTTGATGGAGAAGCAAAAAATCTTTTTGCTGTAATGCTTGAGTTACTTTGACCAGTCCCACCCTTACTAAGTGGTATAATAGGTAAATCTACATCTTCTATAGCCCTAAATGATGCTTCACCTGCGGCATTTGATGGAGAAGCAAAAAATCTTTTTGCTGTAACGCTCACATTACTTTGACCAGTACCGCCCTTACTAAGTGGTATAGTAGGTAAGTCTACATCTTCTATAGTCCTAAAATCAGCACTTCCTGTAGCATCAGAAGGAGACGCAAAAAACAATCTACGTGTCAGACTAGAACCATTACGCCCAGTACCACCTTTTGCAACGTCGATTATAGGTAAATCACTATTGCCTATTGCACGAAACTCAGCAGCACCCGTACCAGTGGATGGAGATGCAAAAAACCTATTCTTATAAATACTTGCATTGCTCTGCCCAGTACCACCTTTTGCTAATGAAATAACTGGCAAGTCGCTCAATTCTATTTTTCTAAACGATACTGGCCCCGCTGCATTAGGTGGGCTTGCAAAAAAGTTATTTTTTGAAACACTAGAATTACTTTGGCCAGTACCGCCTTTATTTAGTGGCACAATAGGTATATCAGTATCTTCTAATGGTCTAAAATATGCTGGACCTTTATCAGCAGCGGGTCCAGCAAAAACATATCCTTTTGAAATACTTGTATTATTTTGTCCTGTACCACCTTTATCTAATTCTACTATCGGTAAATCAACTGACTCTAATTTTCTAAATTCAGCAGGACCTGCTGCCTGTAGAGGCGCAGCAAAAACATAAGAAGCAGAAATATTTGTATTACTACGGCCAGTGCCGCCTTTATCTATAGGAACTATGGGTAAGTCATCATCTACAATATTTCTCCATGATGCTTCGCCCTTACTTGTTCCTGTTGCCGGGCCTGCAAAAAAGACATTAGGATTTATTTTTGTATTATCTGTTCCAGTGCCTCCACCTTGCTTAGTAGTAGTGCTACTTCCAGAAGTATTTGGCTGTTTACGTAATTGTAATGATATATTACGTAAAGTACCTGCACTAAGACAATAACATGAAATATTGAGAGTACCTATTGTAGCTGCTTGTAACGTAACTTCTACTGCGACAGAAGAGCTTCCTTTAGGAATATTAATAGTGTTATTATAAGAGACGCTAGTTTCTACATCGGTATAGTATATTTGTATAATAAAGCGCCCTCTTGTATTATCCAAATATGTACAAGATAATTTAGCTAAATCACCTATATTATAATAAACTGTGTTTCCCTCGCTATCTACAGTGGTTAAATCTAATGAATAAACAGCAAGGCCATATTTAGGGGCTGTTAAAATATTATTAGAAATAGTCGCGCCACTAGAGCATGCCCAATCAGAGTAAGAAAATACTGGAAGTATATTAGGTCCAAAAATAGCCATTACGCGATCCTTTGCAATGTAAGAGTAGTATGAACTGCTCCGGTATATGTAAAATCAATTTCAGTAATAATATACTCTCCATCTATACCATATAAGTCGCTTGTTACATGTATTTGTGCGCCGATCCAGAGACCATAGCAGCCCCGTAAAGATACTGTTATAACGAAATAATCTTTAAAAATATAAGTATTTAAGTAATTATAAATGGCCTCTGCATGTGCCATATTTGGTATGTATGCATTTTTTGATAGCTCATAAGGAGCTTTACCTATTATATTATTATATGCTTGTTCAGATAAATCTACAGTGCTACCTAATGCTTCTATGGTACTATACATTTCTGAACTAGTATAGTTCCATGTGATACTTAAACAATCAAATGAATAATCTATATTATATGCCGGATCTCCGTCATTACTTGTTTTAATTGTCTGTAATGAAAACACTCTATTTTCATTGAAATAAACCGTATCTCCATTAACAATATTTTGATTCTCTAAAAAAATAAGCGACGTTTCTTGTTTTAATGATGGAATCATTGCAAAAACATTTACTGAATCGTAAACAGCAATCGAAGATTGTGCAAACTCCCAAGACTCTACATCATCATCTGTTAATGTAATTCCTGTATTATACCATGATTGCTTAAATAAGTGAGGAATTCCATCATGCGCATAGATATATGATGCCATTAAAGATTCTATACCGTTATTTAACGTTTTAGCAATAGAGTCCTCATAAAAAGAATATGGTAATACTACTGTATCTGAAGAAGATAAATGATTTACTAATCTATCGTCATATAACCGTAGTAAATAAAGAATAAAAGTTTGCAAATCTACATTTGTAGATGGCGCTAATCCACTGGTACGATTATCGGTAGCCAATAAATCAGATGTTTCTGTTATCATGTCTACGGTTGTGATATGGCTATATGTATCGTGTGACCATTCTTGAGTAAAAAATACACCATATAACTGCTTTAAAGGACGAAGTAACTGTATTACAACGTTTTGTGTTGTATGATATTGTTTATGAGTAACCGCATATATGTGCCGTTCAAACCAATCTGAATTAACATCAAACCATTCTTTAGTTTCAAGGCCTTCATCCTCAAGTGTAAAAGTGTATGTAATACGATACGTAGCACCTGGAATAAGATATGTTTCATTTATATGAATAATACAGGCCCAAATTTCTTCATCTAAGTACCGTACTAATATAGGTTGCTCAAAAGAATCTACTATATTTGGGCCTAAGCTAGGTTCTCTATTAAGAGGACGCAACCCTAAATATAAGTCTACTTGCAAATTATCTACAAGAGTAGAATCTTTCATTGGGTTGTATCGTTGAGAATAATCTATAATATCTAAAGAAGCTGTTGCAGGTGTAGGCGGCCCGAATAAAACATGGCTATTATCAAACATTGCTATGTTAAAATTTATAGAAGAAATCTCATCATCAGATAGTAGCACATCTTCTGTTGGAAAATGAATAACCGCTTCCATAAATGGCTCAATAGCAGGCTGAGACCATTCATCCCAATCGATTTCAGGTATTGCCATATCTACCTCTCAATTAAATTAAAATTAACATCTTTCCAAATCCATGTTGAATTAGAACCAGTGCCTGCCCCAGTACGCATAAGTGTTCTAGGCATTTCACCTACATACATATATCTGGTATATTCATTGCCATCTAAGGTGTACCAAACTCTGTGAAACAACGGGACATCTTGTAAAATATCATAGATAATTTTTAACTCATAACCAGAAATAGTTGGGTACTTGAAAAATAGCTTATGCTTAACAGATAATATCTGGCCATTCATGGTACCACGAGCATTACGAATCATATCTGTAACTAGATATGTTGACTCTTGAAAATCTGCCTGTAGCGGTGGTTTTATACGTACCCCGTCAATATAGATATTTACTCTACTCATTATCGGTACCTACTTTGTTCTGTTTCTACAATGTCTAATTTCTTTTTCAATTCTCTTAAACTTTGTTTATCTGCAACTAGTGTACCCACATATATAATAGGTCTTTGATTAATATCAGAAGATTCTTGAGAAATATACGGGTTTGCTACACGCTCTTCTGTAGTAGGCGTACTTGAACTAGACTGAGATGTCGGATTTTGTGTAACTACCGGGGTATCTACCCTACCTATAGATAATTGTGGTGCTACGAAAGCTTTTTCCATTTGAGGACCAAAGCTTTGTACTTGTTTCATAACATTTTGGAACTGGCTTTGAAGACCTGTTTCTAAGCCTTCCATTATCCAATTACCTGCAGGAACAAGCAAGGCTTTATCATAAGATTCTGGTCCTTTGTGATCTGCGATCCATTGACCTATTCCACTAATCCAACCGGTAACATAAGACCATCGATCTTTTAAGCCTGACCAAAAACCAGAAATAATATTCCAACCGGCACTCCAAAGCCAGGAACTAGCGTATGTAAAAACATTCTTAATGGATGTAGGTATGTCTTTTATCCAAGAAAGTACTGTCCAAGTGCTGTTTGTCCACACGTATTTTAAGCCATCCCAAAGGCCAGTAATTGTATCCTTACCTGCTGTAAACAACCAATTAACTGCATTACTAAAGACACCTTTTATTTTTCCTGGTATTTCATTAAACCAACTAGTAATATTAGTCCACCAGCCTTTAACGCCACGCAATAAACCCTTTAAAATATTGGATCCAGCATTACTTAACCAGTCAACAGAATTACTAAACTTATCCTTTATCCAAGTAGGAATTGCGCTAAATCTCTCTTTTAAAGTGCTATACCATTCTTTTATGCCGCTCCAAAGACCGGATAAAATATGCTTACCAGCAGAGAATAGCCAATTAGAAGCATTTTCAAATTTACCCTTAATCCAATCAGGTACTTTAGTAAATTTTTCTTTTAATGTACCAAACCAATCGCTGATACCACTCCAAAGACCAGACAAAATCTGACGACCTCGTGTAAACAGCCAATCTTTTGCAGTACTAAACTTATCTTTAATCCAAGTAGGAATTGTAGTAACTTTTTCTTTTAATGTACCAAACCAATCTTTAATACCACTCCATAAACCAGATAAAATCTGACTACCTCGTGTGAACAACCAATCTTTTGCAGTACTAAACTTATCTTTAATCCAAGTAGGAATAGCTACAAATTTTTCCTTTAATGTACTAAACCAATCTTTAATACCATTCCATAAACCAGATAAAATTTGGCCGCCTCTAGTAACTAACCAGTCTTTTGCAGTACTAAACTTATCTTTAATCCATGTAGGAATCGCTGTAAATTTTTCTTTTAATGTACCAAACCAATCTTTAATGCCACTCCATAAACCAGATAAGATTTGACCACCTCTAGTGCCTAGCCAATCTTTTGCAGTACTAAACGTATCTTTAATCCAAGTAGGGATAGCTACAAATTTATCCTTTAATGTACTAAACCAATCTTTGATACCATTCCATAAACCAGATAAAATTTGACCGCCGTTAGTAACTAACCAGTCTTTTGCGGTACTAAATTTATCTTTAATCCAAGTAGGAATAGCTACAAATTTATCCTTTAATGTGCCAAACCAATCTTTAATACCATCCCAAAGGCCTATTAAAATGTCCTTACCAGAAGTAACTAGCCATGTAGAAGCCTTAATAAAGAACTTTATAATGTTAGTGCCTATATTTTTAAACCAATTAGATACAGATGTCCATACTGCTTTAATGCCTTTTGACAACCCATCTAAAATATCTTTGCCTGTTTGGTATAGCCAGGTAGATGCATTAACAAAAAATTTAACAATTTTACCTGGAAGCTCTTGCAACCAAGGTACTGCAGTATTGTTCCACCATTCTGACACAGCGCTCCAGTTATCTGTTAAAAAGCCCGCTAAAGCACCAATAATTGCGCCGGCAATTGCACCAATTGAAGTACCAACAACTGGAAAAATAGAGCCAATAGTAGCACCAACACCCGCACCAGCTAAAGCGCCACCTACAGCACCGTCTATACTGTCTAATAAATCAGCCGTATGAGTATCTCCGCTATCGCGCAGATTTTGTATAATGGACCCAAATATTACATCAGAAATAGCACTTCCTATAGCACCTACCCAGCCAATAGGCCCGGCGGCGCC